TTTTTGTTGTTGTATTTTGAATCTTAGTCAGTGGTTCGTTGAGTGCTTTGGCTGCATCGTCAGGGTTCAGCACACTTACTACCACCATCTGTTGCAGGGCTTGAGTTAATCTTGCCAAGTCAGCATGCAATGTGTCCAGCTTATCGCTAACGTCATTATCGTTAGTGGTGGAAACAGGCTGTTGACCACGATTAATTACTGTCATCGCTTGACCAAGTAATTGCCAAGCGCGGTTTGTTTTAGTTAATGGCAAAATGGCTTCTGGGCCATCTTCGCCAACAAGCGCATGGATTGGCTGTGTGATCAAGCCACCATTGGCGTAACCTTCAGGGCCACTGACACGAGCAAAGGCAGAACTTCCAGAGCCGTAGCGAGCCTTCATGTAGTGAATACCAGCCAACAAGTCATCATAGCCGTTATAAACATCGTTGTGACCGGGGAACTTGTAAGCATTGAACGTTGGCCCAATGGTTTGTACAAGTCCCATTGAAGGAATTCCGGCTTTAGCGTTGCTATCCCACAAGTTAATTGCCTTAGGATTACCATTGGATTCGCGCTGGATAACTCGCATCCATGCAGCAACTTGGTATGCCGAGGCATCAAATCCATTGGCCTTCAAAGCCTTAATAACAGATGGCTTCCAACGTTGCACGCCTGATCCACCGGGGTTATCCATGGAATCTTCTATTTTTTTAAGCTCTTTTTTAATCCAAGCGCCAATTCCGTTATATGCATGTTTGAAAATGCCTTCGCCGAGTTGCCCAAATGCTTTAACAGGTGCCAAGTTAACTAATCTGCTTATTGACTTCTCAACTAAATCAGTTACATGCTTAACCGGGTGAGCGATCCAATCTACAATCGCTTCAAACTTATCACCGATCCATTTGCCAACATCTTCAGCCTTATCAACTACCCACGAGCTAGCATCTTTAACGCCGTCCCACACACTGCCGATGATGCCGCCATGTGCAAATCCGGGAATGCCATACATATTTGCAATGGCTTTACTTTCTTTGCCATTGTAAACACGGTCGCCAGTCTCAAGTGGAAGAATAGTGTTGCGCTTTTCAGCATAGAGCCATTGACCGGTGCGCTTCTTGTGGATCAATTCTTTGTAATGCTCGCTGCCGTCATCGTTGACCATAGCCAATTGCGTACCATCTTTACCAACTTCGCCGCCTTGGGCAAAGTGTACGTATGATGGCAGACCGACTTTTTTAACGCCGAAGAATCCTAGAACACCATTGACTGCCGACAAGCCAGTACGAATAACGCTGACAACGAAATTAATGCCACCTTCTGCTGCCTTTTTGATGCCTTTCCAGATGTCGCCGAAGAAGCTACCAACGCTACCCCATACATCTGTCCAAACATTTTTAATGTTCCTGATGACACTGCCAATCGTGCTTGAAATACCGTGAATGATTGGTGAATAGAACTTGACCATGCCATTCCAAGTGTTTCCAAAGAATTTAGAAATGGCACTCCACACGGTGTTCCATGTATTCTTGATGGCATTAACCACATGGCTAATTGTGCTTGAAATTCCATGAATAATCGGTGTAAAGAACTTAATCATACCGTTCCAAACACTGCTGAAAAATTTAGAAATGGCTGACCATACTGTTTTCCATACCTTACGAACAGCTGACAAGAACAAGCTAATGCCCTTAGTGACAATGTTAAAAGAAGTCGTGCCAATCTTAACAATTGTGTTCCAAATGCCTGCGTAGAACTTGGCTAAGGACTTCCAATACTTGTTCCATGCGTTGGACACCTTTTTTGCCGTACCAGTGATGAACTTGCTGATGTTGTTCAGGATTGGTTTAATGAATTTAGCAATGCCATTCCATACTGCCATGAATGGCTTTTCAATTTTCTGCCAGGCTTTGATTGCCAAGCCAACGATTAGTGCAATAGGAATTACAATTGCCAGCTTGAGCGTATTCAACCCGGCCTTAGTGGCTTTAACCACGCCGGCCCAAACAGCAGACATTCCCTTGGTGATTGGCTTCCAAATCTTGTTCCAAGCTGATGCAATGGATTTGCCCCAACCATTCATGGTCTTCAAGAAACCGTTCCAGCCCTTACCGACCGATGACCAAACATTATTCCAGCCCTTGACCATCTGGCTAATCCATTTTTCCATGCCTTTCCACATGTTCTGAACAGATTTTACAATGCCATCGACGAAGGCTTTGAACTTTGCATTGTGCTGGTATAAAGCCACAAGCGCTGCACCAACTGCAATAATTGCGCCCGCAATTAAAACATAAGGATTGGCAGCCATCACAAAATTGAGTGCCGCTTGGGCTACCGTCATTACTTTTACCGCCGCGTAAACGCCAAGTAATGCCTTAGCAACAAACTCGATACCATTCTTGTTTTTTGCAATGTTGCTTAGGGTTGTTGCTACCTGATGCAGTGGGTTTGCAGATTTTTGTGAGTTGCCAGTTAAAGAATTAAATCCTTTAGCCAGTCCAGTTATGGTAGATGCAATTGTTTTCCAGACAGCTAATCCAAAAGTTTTTGCAATGCTCCACAAGCTACTGCCAATATCGGTAACATCTTTTTTGTGTACGGAAACATAATCAAGAACTTTCTTGGCCCAATTAGCAATATTTGCCAGCCCTTTACCTAGTGTAGTAGCGGCGCTTTGAACAACAGATGATGTCAAAATCCCAGAAAGTGATTGCATGCCACTATTCTTAACATCAAGCAATGGCGCTGTCATCTTAGCCTTGATTGATGTCCAACTACCGGACAGCTGTGCAATGGCACCTTCACTGGTTTTACCAAATTGGTCAAATGTGCCCTTGCTTGTTGCCCCAACTTTATAAACCAAGTTCATGAAGTCGTTAGACTTGATTTTCCCGTCAGCAACCATTTTGGCAAAGGAACCTTGACTGACGCCGGCAGCTTTGGCTAATTGTGTGCCTAAGGTAGGAGCCTGTTTTTCAAGTTTTGCAAGGTTGGTTGTTGTTAAATTGCCTGAAGCAACGACACGTGTCATCGCTTTAGACAAGGAATCCATGCCGTCTCCGCCTTTGTGCGAAGCCGTGGCAATGCTGGCAATACCAGCACTAATGACGACAGTTTTATCTGTGACACCATGCGTCATGGTATCAACGGTGGTTTGCATGCTGTTAATTTCGCCACCGGTTGCACCAGTCTCACTGCGTAAATATGACATTTGACCGGAAAGAATCTTGATATCATTGGCTGATTTGCCCATGTTCTCCCACGTCATATTTAGCTTTTCTCCGGCCTCGTTCAGTTCTAGACCAGATTTTACCGTGTCGGTAATGCTTGAGCTTAGCCGTTGCCAGCTGCTTGTGATAGCGTTGGTGATTAAGCCACCCTCAACAATTTTGTGAAGCAAGCTCGGTGTTTTTTTGGCTTGCTTGTTTGTTCCCGATATAGCTTCCTTAACTCTGTTGAAAACAGACGGATTAGCCTTATCCATTTCAGTTTGCAGGCCGGTCATAGAAGACTTAGCCTTTGCTAGACTGGTAGCCGTTTCATCAACACGTGTTTTCTGTGTACGCCAAGCACTGGAGTCTTTGCCACTAGCAGCTGCAATCTTATCCAATTCAGCTGACTGCTTAGATAATTGCTCATTAAGGTTACCAATGGAGGACTTATAGCCTTCCATTTTGGCCTTGTTGGCTTCTTGCTGTTTACCTTCAGCCTCTAGGCGCGTCACATAGGCTTGATTTGCCCGTGCAGCCGCTGTGTACTCGCTCTGTAAGCCAGCCAGACCGGACTTTTGATAGTCCATTGCTTGCTTGGCACGGCCTTGCTGAGCCTGCATACTAGCAAGTTGCTTAGTGGCACCATCGATTTGCTGTTGATACTTCAAAAACTGTTGAGCAGTTTCGCTAGTGTTACCCTTGAGTTCACTCTGCTTAGACTTTAAAGCATCAATCTTAGCCTGTTGTGACTCAATAGACTTACCCAAGCCTTCATACTTAGCTTTAGCAGCGCCAGCGGCATCACCAGCGGATTTCATCTCTGCTTCTTGAGCTTTCCAAGCACTTTGGCTCGAACGAACAACCGCTGTTAATGATTTGACGGATTCGCTTGCCGACAATAGATCAAGGGCAATC